ATTAATATCTCCATGCTCTGTCTCCATATCAAAATAATAAATAACAATACGTAAATAATAACATTAAGGCAAATGCTAGTATGACTGCTTCTTCTCTCATGGAATTAGTGTAATGCACTCATGACGACAGCGACTACGATGGCCCCGAAGCCAGCCATGATTCCCCAGATTACTTTGTTAAGCATTGCTTCAATGCGATCTAATCTATGATGTATTGTGTCATATCTTTCTGCACAAAGTTTTTCGTGAGCTACTAATTCTTCATGCGGTGTCATTATTCACCCCAATTCTGTAAGTTCATTACTGTAATTAATTCTTCTACTGTGGTTACTGCATTGATAGCAACTTCTAACCTATCACATTCTGTTCTAACTGCATCTCGTTTAGTTTCTACTTCAACAGGAATGTCTACACCTTTTTCTGATTTACGAGTTACATACCAGTCAGTTTGAGCGAGGATTGTACCAGCAGTATGTTTAACTTGTGAAACCATATTAGATTTAAGACCAAGTGTTTTCATTTGAACATTAGAATCTACCATAACAGGATTTTCTGGGTCAGTATTATCTAATACTTTTTCCCATAGTGGGTCACCATTCTCATCAACCTCTAATCTATCATCTAACATCTTAGGATTGTTGATGTCACCATTCCAGTAGTATCTATCATCTGCTCTTACTGGGTCATCTTCCCATGTAATACCTACAGCAGTTCGTTCTGCTTCAGTAGACTTTTGTAACCAGTTAGCTGGATACATAATGTCATCTAAAGTAAAACTTCTACCTACTTGTAGAGTTTTTCCGTTATGTTTATAAGCCATTTTTATTACCTCGCTAAAGAATTTTTAAAAGGGTTTTCGGCAAATGCCATGTATATGTATGTTGATCCATTACCGTTAGTGCCTGTTCCGCTTAATCTATTCTTGAAACCATTAGACAGTATATCAAGGTTATTATTGGTTGTTTCTGAGTCACTAACATTTGCTTTAAGTCTTGCGCCTTCGCCATTGTAAGATGATCTTGTGTCATCAAACATATACCAATGCTCTTCTGACGAGTCAGTTTTTTTAATTATCACAAAAGCAGGTCTAAACCCTGTGTATACAAATGTACCATCAGTAGAACCATTACCTGTGTAAGAACCAAACTTACTGAATCCTTCTACTTCTGCAAAGCAGTAGGCTACATAGTTAGAAGTATTTGTATTAACTGAACCTGCCGTTCCAATAGTAAATACTGAAGTAGTTGGTGAAGTATTGTTCCAATATACAGAAGATGTTGATGCTGCATTAGTTAAATCTAAAACTATTAATTGAGTATTTCCTAAAGAAGAATGATAAACTGGCCAGCTATTTGCAGAAGTTCTATTTTTTATTATCATCATGTTAGGTGCAGCACCAAGTCCATGTCCAACGGTAGCGTTAGCACCTGTTCCTGTATAAGTCACCACACTAAACCCTGCTGTTGTATTAGCAGATACTTGTGATGTTATTGTTCCGTCTGTGTTAGATACTGCTGTACCTCCTGCTTTCCATTGCCATCCTACATAGTTATAACCTGTATAATTAACTTCTACAGTATCTGAAGTTCCTGTAATAACACTAAAGCCGTTGGAGTTAAATGCACTCACACTACCATTTACAGGTGATGTTACTTCAGCACTTGTTGAGTTAGAAATTAAATTCTTTTGAGTTCCACGAACAGAGTCAATAAGAACATGGTTAATAATTCCATTTCTACCTTTTACCCATACCAAGTCAGGTTTAAACTGTGCTTGGTTTACTATTACTCTTGGTGATGTGCTATCCCCACTCCATGTATTTACTCCAAAATACTGACTACCATTTTTAATAGCACTATCAGGTAAGTTATAGGTATTTAGTTTTAAATATCCTGCAGGTGGTGTGTAGGCAAATGGTCGTTGCCCAAAGTTGACTGCAGTAATTGCATTATTACTTACATTTGTATTTCCTGTTGCAAAAACAAATTCTCCAGATAACCCAGTAAATGCAGTTCCTTGACTTACTCCATTCTTATAAAATGTGAGTGTGCCTGCATCTAAATCTAGTGCAACACCAATAATATCATTAATAGTAAAAGAAGCACCATAAGATACACCAACTGCATTATTATATTTACTTCCATTAGTGTAATAACCATATCCAGTAACATCATCACCCAAATATCTCATGTTAGCACGAGGGAGTTTTGCTACTCCCATCATACTGTAATCGGATAATGCAGTCATTTCGCAATACCATTTTCCAGATGTCATAGTAATAGTAGATGTTGCAACACTTCCGTTGGTATACGAACCTGCAGGAACTGTATATTTTAAGTTTGCTTCACTGAAGTCTACATTAGTGCTAAAGTGATCTAAAGGATTCAATGTAGCAAAGTTAGCCGTATCTTCATCGGTTAATGTAGGTACATCTGACATGATGTCATAGGTAGTGTCACTAGACGCATTAGAGTTAATGTTGTTAGCAGTCCAGTTGTTCTTGTTACCACTTGCATCAAAGTTCCATTGGAAATCTCTAGTGTCAGCAAATGCCATGTAGATAAACTCACGACCTGAACCATTGTATCCAAGAGAACTATCTACATCAAAACCTGTATCTGTAAAAGTTACACTTGTATCTGTATTTTCTGTTGTTGCTACATTAGGAAATAAATTACCTTGATTATCTGCATAACGAGTATTGTCTTTAATAATCCAAGAATTACCAGCAGCATCAGTTCGTTTCCACATTACAAATGCTGGTCTAAACCCTAAATTAATAGATTGACTTGTACCATTACCAGTATATGAACCAATCTTACTGTATCCTTCTACACTTGTAAAGCAGTAAGCAACTGCACTATCACCACCTACGTTTGGAGTAAATACTGTAGCTGTTGGAGCGGCTACACCAGAAGCGGCTGCGGCTGCGGTTGTATTTAACCTTAAGTAATCATAAGAACCATCAATTACTGTTGTACCTACTATCCAATCGCCTGTAGTATCTCGTTTCTTTTCTATAATTAATTCTGGAGCAGTGCTAAGTCCATGACCAACAGTTCCAGATGGAGTTGGGTCATAAGTAACAATAGAGAATCCAGTAGCAGGATTAGCACGAACACTAGCAGTAATATCTCCATCTGTATTAGAGACTGTAGATGAACCTGCATCCCAACACCATGCTACATAATCTTCACCACTAGCATTACCTGCATGTGCTGAACCATAACTAAATCCATCTGCATTAAAAGAAGACAATTGTAATGCACTATATGCATCTACTGCAGTATTATCTGATATTAATCTATAATATGCGCCTCTAACTGTATCATATAAATGATTACTATCTGGTTGATCTCTATTCTTAACCCATACAAAGTCAGGAGCAAAACCAACACCATCTATAGACTGACTTGTTCCATTACCTGTATACAACACTGTATTAAATCCTGTAGCCTGTGTAGTAGGTTTTAATGGTAAGTAGAATCCGTTAGTACCATAAGTACCTGTGTATTTTTTAGGTTTCCATACACTTGTAGTTGCATTGTATTCACCGAAGTCTGATGGTGTAAGTGCTTGTCCGTCTACTAAGTTGACTTCTGTTAGGTAGCCGTCAAAGTATTTATTTACTGTTCCCCCTGCGTACCTTCTAGCACCAATAACATGGGTATTTGTTGAATTAACAAAAGTATTATAATTTAAACTTGGGTACGTTGCCGAAGAAAATGATGTTATTTGCTCACCATTAACATAAAGTTTTACTCTATTAGTTGATGTTGCTTGTGTAGTATCTATTGCTACTACTATATGATACCAAGCAGAAGGGTCACGAAATAAACCTGTAGTAGTTAATGAAATAGTAGCTGATGTTACTTCTTCATATATAAATATAGCATTACTTGAAAATGTAATTTCTGTTCTATTATTAGGAGTAACTCCGTCAACACCAAATAAACAATAATAAGAAGAAGCTGCTACATTACCCCTTTTAACCCAACCACTCCATGTCCATGTTTTAAGATTACCTGCACTAGCAGGAGTTCTTTGTAGATAAGCAGAAGCAGACTCACGAAAGCGTACACTATCGGTAAGGTCATAAGCACCACCTGTTGATATGGCATTACTGTTTTGTAATAAACTCATTTAGTCCCTATTAACTATAAGTAGCACTAACAGTTACATAAGCATTAGTGCCGTTATCAAAATAAGATACAAGATAAACACCAGCAGTTGAGATAGTTGTTAAATCTGTTGCAGTAATCTTAGTAGTTGCTGCTGCTGTAATAGCAACACCAGCACTATTGTCTAGCAAGATGTAACCTGATTGACCTGATGTGTGATTAGTAAATGTAAGTGCAGCACCAGATGTAGGTGTGCATGAGAAGTTATTAGTTGTGTTTTGGTCAAATGATAAATCATTATCTGTTGTGACTGTGCCTCTAAAGGGAGCAGTGAGTGTATCTGCTACATCTGCTTTTAAAGTATCAGCATCATAGCCTTGTACTGTGACACCAATATCTGCATCCACAACAATGGTAGCATCGTATGCCTGTACATCAGTACCAATAACCAAACCTAAATTAGATCGAGCAGTTGTCGCATTGGCTACATCAGATAAGTTGTTGGCAGAAGTTAATAAGCCAGCAGTAGATATAGCAGTTACTTGCCATGTTGAACCATTATAAATTCTTGTTTCATTTGCACCTGTATTAAAGTACCAATCACCCGCAGTTACAGGATCACCATTAAGATCAACTGTTGGATCAGATGATTGTGCGCCCAAGTAGAAAGCATCAATACTTTCAGCAGCCGTTTGTGCAGCTGTCGCACTTGTGGCCGCAGCACTCGCTGATGTTGCAGCATTAGTCGCTGCCGTACTTGCAGTTGATGCAGAACTTGCAGCATTGGTTTCACTTGTCGCAGCATTAGTCGCTGATGTACTTGCATTACTTGCTTGTGTGGTTGCTGTCGTTGCGGCACTAGAAGCAGTTGACGCAGAGCTTGCAGCATTAGTTTCAGATGTAGCTGCATTCGTTGCAGAAGTTGATGCCTCACTTGCTTTCGTTGTTGCTGTTGATGCAGAAGCAGCAGCTGAAGTTGCTGAAGTAGATGCGTTACTTTCAGAAGTCGCTGCATTGGTTGCTGATGTGGATGCCTCAGACGCTTTTGTTGTTGCCGTTGTTGCTGATGTTGCGGCATTACTTTCACTTGTTGCTGCATTGGATTCTGAGGTAGCAGCAGCAGCCTCACTTGCAGCAGCAGCGGCAGCAGAAGCCGCAGCACTTGCTGCATCAACTAATAAATCCCATTTAGCTGAATCTGTGTTTGTAGATATTGGTTGTGAACCTGATGAGGTGTGTGCTGTATTACATAAATAAATATTGTTATTGCTTGTGTCTTTAACTAAGTCACGTTTATTATAAACTGTAGATGCTGCCCAATTACCACGGTTGTCACCAATCTGTTCACCAATAACTGGATCACCATTCGCATCAAATGCAAGTGTCTTGTTAGCACGCACAGTATTAATAGGCAATACCATATTAACTGTAGTAGGGTCAGTATTAGGCGCACGCATAGATCGATCAGCTTGCTCTTGGACTTGTTGAACAAATATGGTTTGACTATCAAACTCATCGTTTAATGAGGTAGCAAAGAGTGGGCCACCTGTGGTAAAGTCTGTTGATCTTTGAATCGTTCTATCACCGACAATGGTAATACGATCAGAAGCTGTAGGGGTGCTAGGAACATTCGTGCCTACGACAATCGTTACAGAACCTGTACCACTACCAGAGATTGATACAGTATAGTCTGTGGTAAGTGTTAATTCGGTGGTATTAAAATAGACAGCAATGTCAGTCTGAGTTAAGACTTCAAAGTTAAATGCGTAAGGGCCTACACCAGCTGAGCCTGTGTATACTATACGTCTAGTGGTTGATGAGATGTCTATAGCCATAATTTTTCCTCAATATATTTTAGCATAGTTAGGGTCTTTTTGATGCTCTCTTAAATGTTTTTGATTTATTAATTAATCGTACTAAATCCGGGTACATTGCGGATTGCTCAACCCCATCCATATCTATATAACTATCTGTATATCTTGTTTGTGTTGTTAAACCAGTATCATCTACATTCATACTATCGCCTAACATCACTCGCTTTGCTTCTTTTCTATATGCAGATATAGTTGAATTAATTTCATTTCTAATATCTTCAGGTTGAGGTACTTCACCTAACATAGCAAATTCTTCTGTAAGTCGTTTAACATTATTAGGAATTGCTTTTTCCATGTTCATAAGCTCAATTTCACCTGTAGGACTTACTTGAGTTAAATTTAACTTTTGTCCATATAAGTATTTATACATAGTGTATTGCTCACTTGATAGTGTCACATCATCCCAAGTGCTTGATGGAATAGATATGCCCATATAATTATCGGCTAATACTTGATCCATTTCAGAATGTATAGATGAAGAGATTCTTGCAGATGGGATAAGATTTAACCAATTCTGATGTATGGTATTTTTATTGTAAATTAAACGTCCAGCCTCATCTCTATCCTTATCATACTCACCACGCAATACAGGCGTTCTAGCAATCAGATCATTTTGGATACGGTCAATGGCAGCAGAAGCAGAATCTGAAATACCTTTTTTAATCATAGGAGCATCTGGCCCTTTTTGTAATGGATTGTCTTTATCTAAAGTTTTAGCGATTTGATAAGCTAAAGTAGACTGTGTCCATCCCGCCACAGGGGTAGCCATCACAATAGTTTTACCTGTATGGATCATCATTCTTTCCATTAAATCTAAATACCGCTCTGCTTGTGTTTCATAGTTACCACTACCAATGTCAGACAACTCACCCACAAACTGCATGACAGGTAAATTGCTCATAAACTCACCACTACTTGTACCGTATGCTAACAACATTTCTTCCCAAACTTCTGCTGAAGGGTCTTCATTAGCAAACTTCATAGCATCCCACATATCAGCCCCCATTGCTAAAACTTGAGCGACCATATCAAATCGTTGATAACTAATAAAATATTCATCATCTGTTTGTGTGACATTGGTTAAACGTTCAAATTGTTTAATAATCTTACCTGGTACACCATCTTTTTTAAGTCTAATAGCATATGGTTGCCATCCTGTCTGCATTAATGCTCTGCGTTGTGTTGGGTCTGTTGGGCCAGAACCTGTTAATACATTATTGGCTGTGCCTTCAAATGCATAATACATACCAAGTGTGCCAACGGATAATCTTGCAATTGCTCGATCTGCATGTCTACCACCACGACTCACATCCTTATAGAATTGTGGTGAAATAAAATTCATGCCTGGAATGCGTGAGGCTGTTTGGTCTACAATCTTTGTTAAAGTATTAGCAAATGGTGTCATAAATCGTACGACAGGTTTATTTAAAAATGCATTAACTGAAGCATAAGCTTTGTCTAAACGTTTAGTCCGATCCCATTTATAAGTAAATTGAATCATATCTTTCACTTCTTTTACATTGTCAAAGATTTCAGCTGGTTGTGTATCTACAAACTGAGTCATTTCTTTAACTAATGCATCTTTAACTTCTTGTTCATTTAAGCCAGCAGCACGTAACTCTTTCAGTCTTTTCTTACCATATTTGTTCATCTCGGTATTTAAACGCATACGGCTAAATGTACTACCTATAATTTCATCGCCAGCAGCTAAGGCTCTCATAGGAACGCTTTGTACAAATCCAACGGCATCAAGTAATTTGCCTACCCAATTTGTTGCTAATTCAGATTGAGAAATAGCTCGTGCAAGTTTAGAGCTACCGTTATTTGTTTTTAACATATCAGATGAAATAGGCTGAAACTTTTCACCCTTAAATCCAGCACGCTCACCTGTTTTAATAACGTGGGCAGCGTTATGTAAACCATCTTTTAAACCATCCCAAATGCCTGTCATTCCTACCAAGACATCATCTAACTCTTCTATTTCTTGCGGTAATTCTTTGGGTGCAGTTCGTGTAATTTTTTCCACACCTTTACGAATAGGGCGTACGACTGACGCAGCCACAATATCTTCAACTGTCATTAATGAACCGTGCATAAATGATCCAACAAAGTTATCCATCCATGTTGTAGGCGAACTTAGCAAGTTAGCTTGGAATGTATAGTAAGCTGAATCAAACCATCTTTCTAAATTACCACCTGTACTATTAAGAATCTTAGCTCGTTGTGCATTTGTTTGCGCTTGCTCATACATTTTAATCATGCGCTCAAATGAGTTATCACTCCAATGTTGTGACAATACTTCATCAATATCAGACAATTGCACATTACCGCCTAAATTCTTGATAGATTTAAATGCATTTAAAGCAGTACCAATCTCTCTACCTGATTGAGTTAAGTCTGCTGCAATCTGTGAGTTGTTAGTCATAGCCACTAATAGATTATATTTTTCTAAAGAATCAAGTCTAGCCGTTTGATACTTATCTATACCTTGGCTAATAATTTCTAAGTTCGCATCATACTCACCTTTAAGTGCGGCAATACGTTTACTTAAATCATAATCACCAATCTTCGCTGTTAGTTTTTTCCCTTGTAATACTCGATCAATCTCTTGTTGAGTAATCCCCATATCAAGTGCTTGCTCACGTAAATCTTTAATAGTAGTTTTAGTAATTTCAGGATTTTTTGATAGACGCTCCCATTGTGCTAATTCAATAGCACGCTTTTCTTCATCTGTTGTTCTAACGGTAGTAATTCTAGCTTGTACTACCCCCTCACCTTTTTGTTTTTTAGTAGGTGATTTAGCTGTTGATGGTACACCTTCACTTAATAACTCTTCTTGTCTATCTGCAACAGCCTTGATGTCTTCTTCTGTAGCTATAGTCTTAGGTTGATCTTGTGGAACTTCTTGTGGTACAGGATCAGTTTGTTCAATAACTTTTTTTTCGTGTGGTAATTTACTGCCTTGTTTAACTTCACCTTGAATAATGCGCTTACCACCTACTGATTCAATGATTACATCTTTAAGAAATTTACCTCTGCCAGCTACTTCTGTTTTTTCGCCAGTAAATACAGACTCATCAACAGGAGGTTGCTTAGGAGCTTCAATCTCTGTTTTTATATCACGTATGATGTCATCTTCTTTATTGATCATTATTGATTTCCTCTGTAGCTACTTTGGCTGCAAGACCTTTTGCTTTGCCTTTTAATACAGCTTTTGCTGGTTTGACATACCCCGCTGGTGCTAAAAATTGTCCTATTGTTCTCATGGCATTTTCACCCAAGTCAATAATGTTTTGATTAATCCATTGAGCTACGTCTTCTGATGTAGGTGCAACTGTATTTTCTTCAAAGCCTTTTAGCAACTCTTTAGTTTTATCTTGCCCTTCAGGTGTTTGAGACATAGCAATTAATCCACGTAAGATAGATTCAAGATCACCCGGTAAACCTACAAAACCTTCAACTGCTCCTGAAGCCATGCTAAGAGGTACAGCCTTTGCCCCTTCTACTAATGCTTCACCTAAATCTACATCGGTTGGTTCTACTTTTACACGCGCTTGTAATCCTGATCTAGCAGCACGCTTACGAATAGATGCAGCATTTTCAGGCACGCTTGTACGTACATCTGCACTATAATTATCGTATTCTTCAAATAAGTCTCTCATTCGTTAATCCTCTAATTTTTCTATCGTATTATTAATAGAAATGATGTTATTATAAATGAGTGTATATGTGCTAGAGCTTTCTCTTTTCAATTTATTAAGAACTGCGTGTACTGCTGGGTCATCCAAATCAACTGAATATTGATCGCCATCTTTTGGGAATCCAGCTAAAATATCTTGAATATCTTCAGAGTATGATGGGTCATTAATCGTATCATTTAATGTCTGTAATTTTGTATTTAATGATTTTCTTAGTCTGTTATCCGCAACTTCGTCTGCTGCTTTTTTAATATTGGCTGTTACATCAGGGGTTTTGCCGTTTCTTAAATCTTCAGCATTTAACTCACGCGTTCTAATAGTAGTTTTATCAATTTCAGAATTTATAATATTTGTTGGTGTACCGGGAGGTAATGCGGTTTTTACTTCAACTTTAACACCATTAACAAATCTGCGCTCATCTATACTAAGAAGATAAGGTTTTAATCCAAACTGAATTTGCCTGTCGTTTAATCCTTTTTCTTTTGCAACAGTTTCTAAGTCATCTAAATTAGTAATAACTTGGTTAGTAATCATTTGTTGTATAGAAAAATACTCATTTGTTGATTTTTCTGCAACTGTTAATGTTGATCTGCCATTTACAATCTCTTGTAAATTTTTATATGATAATGCAGATGGATTGCGTTTAGCTATATCTTCTAATTTAGTTAATACATCAGCTTTGGCTTTTTCATCTTTAAGTTCATTGTATTGAAATGTTAAGTCTGCCACATTTTTAGTGTCGTTTACTTTTTGCAACTCTCTCTGTTTAGTTTGAATTTGTGTGTTTTCTTTATAATAGTCTCTAAAGTTTTTAAGTATGCTTGCTCGATCTGCCTCGCTTAATAATTCATGATTATAGAATGATAATTCTTCAGGCACTTTACCTGTACGTAATGCCAATAATGTTTCTGACATGTTCTCAACATATTGAGGATTTGCAACAAGCAAGTTAGTAGCTTGGCCAACTAATATTTCAGGAACTAATTTAGTAAGAATTTGTGAGCGTTTAATAGCGTCATTAGGTAAGTCTCTATAAATATCACTTAGCACTTGCATATCTGGCCCCATCTTGATCAATGTTGTATTTAGATCACCTTTATGAGTACGTAATGTCATGGCAAAGTTATCTTTAAAAGTAGTTTCATAGTTACCAATAAGTTCTAGTTGTGCTGCTTTTTGTATTTCAATTGCTTTTAAATTAGCTTTTTGATAAACAGTATTGGCTAATGTAGCTGCTTGTGTGCCAAACTTAACTGCCTGTTCAGGCGATACTTCAGCAATGACATCATAGACACCATCAATTTCGGCTTGCAATGTATTACCTATGTTTTCTGCTTGATCGGGTGTAATTAAATCTTTTTCAATCTCATCAGAAAGAACATTGACCTTATCAGCAAATGCAGCATAACTCGTGTTTCTAAATATTTCAGCTTGAATATTACGAGCAGCATCACCAAAAACTGTACCGCCTTCTTGAAAAAATTGTTCAGTATCTTCGCCTTTTTGCATAGCAAGAGTAATACGTTCCATGGTTGGAGCATTTTTGACACCAAACAATTTGCCTTGTTGTTCTGCATCTGCAACACGTGACTCATAAAACATGTTAGATATGGCATCTAATCGTCTTTCTAACGATTGAGAGCTGCTTAATGCTTGACGAGATGCCACATCCGTTATTGGATCAGGTACATCTAATGTTGCTTTTCTAGTGTATCTATCTAATGCCATATTATGTTCCTAGTTTACTTTCTCGGTATACGCCTTCACCAAGCTTAATGGCTGCATTAATAAAGCCTTCAGTTGCTGCATTCTTACCTGTATTTTTATAAATAGCAGCATTAACCTTGCCACGATTGACTAATTGATTTACATTAAATAAATCAAGTTTATAGTCTTCTCCATATTCTTGTGAGCTAACTACATTCATTAAATGTGCAGAACCACTTAATGCATCTACCATACGACTAGCTGCATAATTTAAATTAGTAGCTTGAACTTGTCTTAATATTCGTAATCTTTCTGCTGCTTGAATAGCTGCGTTAGCACGTTTGGTTTCCATATCTGCCATCGTCTGTATACTTTGCAACTCATATTGTTGCTTCATAATTTGACCTTGGCGTATGCTTTGTATGATACTGCCGCCTGTAGAAACTACATTGCCAATGGTTTTAAGTGAAATGTCACCAAATAAATCGGTACTAAATAAAGGTCTGCTAAGTGCATTATTTAAACCACTAAATGCATTTGAAATGCCAGCAAAGAATCCTGTGCCTCCAGGGCTTAAAATAGCTGGGTTCATCATCATAGATGATCCAACGGCTGCTATAGGCGCAGAAACGGCAGCCATTGTTCCAGCGGTAGCTGCTGCACCTCCAAATCCTGTCATTGTTGCCCCGGCAAAGGGTACGGCTGCGCCCATAATTAAGTTCCTTGATGTACTGACACTTTATATTCTAAACCTAGTAATGTAAGCTTGAGAGGAGCATTTTGTGTCACAGTAATTTGCCCATCTGCGCTATACCCTAGTATACCATGTAACGTCTTTGTTCCTGTAAACTCAGGCACGGGTGACCCTAATGCACCAGCACCTAATGATCGTATAGGTAGCAAATTATCATTAATTACTATATTTTGTGTTTTGTAAAGCAATGCATTAACTTCAAGTACACGTTTTCTAAATCCAATACGGCTACCCGCTTGCATTTTTAATTCTATTGGCATAGTCTTAATTTGTACGTCAATAGGTAATCCTACTTCAGATGAAGTTGTCGGCGGATTTACAAATGTCACAGCACTATCTGCGGTTTGATCTAACTCTACATAACCATCAGAAAGTACATTGACAGTTTGTCCATCAATATGTGATGCGTCCAAACTAGTAGCAGTAGTGCCAATCACAGCAGAATCTGTTAGCCTTTCATCTTCAAAGACTTCAACATAATATTTATTTATACCACCATCATTACGTTTAGCTACCGTATAAATATCTGTAATATCAACAGCCACATCAATAAACTCACCTTCGGTTACAAACTCACTTGGCGCAATGACATTCTGTGCGCGAAGTAATGAGAATGCAGCAATTGTACCGTCAGTCTTGTTTACAATAAGTAATAGATCATTTTCATCTGTAGCCACAGCACGTCTAATATCCATACGGCTAGGTTCTTTTAATAAATGTCCTGACAATAAAGATATTTTAGAAGTTACATAAGTCAATTGTGTATCAGAATATGCAATCTCTGATAATTGTTTACCTTGTCTTTGTAAAAATAATACGCCTGATTCTAACTGTTTAACTCTTGGCCCTTCTCGACAGCCATTACGTGAAGTAGATGATAAGAAAAAGTCTGAAGGTGTAATCGGTGTTAATCCTTCTTGCGGAACATAGAACTCACCGCCCGTAGTAAACACTTGCAAATCACGACCACTAATAATATCAACGATAGCATTAAAAGTATTAGTATCAAGGGTAGCTTCAACAGCATCATCATCCAATCCTTCCACAGCTTCAAAGTCAAAATATAAAGCAACTTTAGACCCCCATATAGTTGACGGTCTTGATTTAGAACCACCAAAGAATAAGCGTCCTTGATGAAAAGTAACTGATCTAGGCCATCCACGTGATGCAGACCATGCATCTTCATACCCAGTTTCTAATTCCCAATCACCTGAGGCTATAGCTGATGTATCAAAAAATGGAAATTCTGTCACTACATTAACAACTGTTGAGCTAACATACTTAACAATTTTGGCTCGTCCTTGTGGATCAGCATTAATGTATTGACCAACATGACCGCTATTAAATACACCCGTTGATGCAGTCAATGTAATTTTGCCAGACACATCGCTTGGCGTAAGTGTCGCTGCTGGATTACTTGTAGTAAGTGTAAAAGCATATTGAGGAACAGAATTAAATGATATAGCTGATATAGTCCATGTGCTATCAGATACACCACGTACAATTTTTACTGGGGCTTGATCTTCATGCACAATAATTAAAGTATCAGCAGATTGAGTCCAGCATAAATGATCCATATGTGAACCACTTAAGTTATATCCTGATGTGTCTAGATAATCATTCCCTGAACCATTAATGTTGGTAATAAGAACTTTGTCTTTAAATATATACATTCTGTTAGTTGTAAAAACTAACATGTAACTATCGTCAACTGAGAATTCAAATGGTACTAAACGTACACCGTTTTCAGGACTGCCACCTAACTCTTTTAAAAAACGAGTACCAGGTCTACGTCTAACACCGCCTTGAGGTTGGCAGATAACATTCTTGGCTCGTTCTAATGCATTCTTGTAAGACTCAATATCAACACGTGAACGCATCAACGGATCGAGTTCACCTGAAGTAAAGTTAGTTTGTAGATTTACAAACCTAGCCATTAGTACCTCACATCAATAAGTGAAAAGTCTTGAATTGCGTTGGTGGGTTGTCCTTGGGAATCTATTGACATTGCCGTACGCATGTAACCACCTCGACCATTTTCAGCTTGTGAGCCTTCTGCAATGGTACGCCAATATTCTGTTTTTTCTGTTTGATCAGTAATCGGTGTAGCTAAATGCCATGCCATTTGATAACGCAGTAATTGTACAAAGAAATGAGGCAAAGCATATTCAGGTGCATTATATTGATAATCAATGTACACCTTTTCGTAATTAGTTAATATCTTGTCACCTTGAATTTTATAATCACGCCTAGGTGTAGCGTAGGTAGAACTTGTATCATAGACTGCTCTTGGTCTTGCAATCATGTCTGATGGCATTTGATATTCATATTTGTATTCATTTGTAGGCGTTGTAATCAGCCTTGAAAGTTGTACTTTCTTAAATGAAAAAGACCATGGATAACTTGCCATGGTTTTAATCTTAACATCTGGGTACAAACGATCACATGTATTGGCTTCATCCGTTCCCTCTGTAAAAGATGAAATAGGATTAGCACCTAACATGATTAGTGCATCAGAGCATATTTTAATATCGGTATCACCAGTTGCCATTCATTATCTCCAAATGTGCAAATAGACGGGAGCATACACCCCCGTCATCTGCATTTTTACTACTTAGTCTGCGTCAGCTACTGATAGTGCTGTACCATCAGAAACGTCAACAACGCCACTTGCATTAGAAAGTACAGTAACTAATGTTGATGTAGGAACAGAAGCGTCCCATACATGAATTAAGTCACCTACTTTTAATACAGTAGAAGCGCCATTGAAATAACCAGATGTATTAATATCAGCAATAACATCAGTACCAGGTGCTGTATAACTCCACATTTGAGGAGCGTTACCAGCTTTAGACTGACCACCAATCGGTTGTAGGTTGTCTTTAGTATAAGCCATTATAACTTCTCCTTATCTTAAGATTCACGACATGTGAGTTGAACAATACCCTCAGCATCAATCGCAACAGCAGCAGCAGAAAGAACTGTATTTACTAAGTAAGAAGTTTTTTCTGCGATGTAGTTGATTTCGGTGCGAGGAGCGATACCTTCAGCATAACCCATAGCTTGCTTGTGGAATGCCCAAACAGTTCTATCTAAAGAACCATCAATAGCAAGACCACCTTCTGCACGATCACCCAATACATGGAACTTAAAGCCTAAGAATGTATCAAGTTCACCTTGTACTAAAGCTTTAATTGTATTGAAATCAGATGATGTAACAGCGTTTTCTGAAAGTAAATTAGCTAAAGAATTAGCATGAATAACGATATGACGATCCATTGGAGGAACGTTATTTTTATCCATAAGTTTTTTAGCTTCACGTAGTTTAGCTACGTTTAAGTTTGTATCAGTACCACCAATGTCGTTAGAAACGGTCAATGATGTGCCTGAAGCTGTTAATGCATCAATAATTAACTGATCTTGACGGCGACCAATAGCACTTGATAAAACTTGTACTAACTCTTGTCTTTCGTCAAAGTTAACTTTTTGTTGCATAAAAATATCAGAATACTCAGCAGCATTCCAATCTTGTAGTGTTGCAGTTACTTGTGAAAAATCCACATTAAGAGGTGTAACATCGGTTTGTGGTACACGAAGTGTAGCCGCCCCTTTACCTACTTTTGGAAATTTCACAACTTCACCCTCAACGCCTCGTCTCATGCGTGTAGCACCAACTAATTGTGCTTTAGCTTGGTACGCCTGTTTAACTTCGGCATCAAAGAGTGAAACAAAAGCATTAGATAAACCAATAGCCATTGTTATTCTCCTTATAGAAATTAATAAAAAATTAATCGCTGTGGTATGCCAGAGAATCTGGGCCGGTGCTTGCTATTTACGATAGCCAGTCGTCAAGATTACTTGCGTTAAGGGTTGTATACAGAATAGATACAATAAGCCTTGAGTCAATTATAGTATCAAATCAAGGCTATTGCAATAAAACTAACTAAAGTTTTGAGAGAAAGCTCTTTCTACTTTTTGCCTAAATGATGGGTCAGTTTGATAACGTTCGTCTGCAACCATAGCGTATAGCTCTTCTTTGGTTGGCGCACCTTCAACAGGTGTGGTTTCTACAGGCAAACGTCCTTCGTAAGATGATCTAAGTTTTTCTAGTGCAGCAATTCCTTTAGCAGTACCGCCCATAATTTTAAACTCTTCAAAGTCATCTTTAGACCAAACGCCTTTGTTAACTAAGCCTGATGCCCATTTAACCATATTATTGATTCTAGCATCAGCATTTGGCCCTAGAGTTTTACGTTCATCAGCAAGATTAGCTTGGTAAGTTTCAGCAACGTTTTGATTCATCTCAACAACATTGCCTACCAATGCATCAAATGCAGCTTGACTAATACCATACTCTTTTGCCCAATTCATTACATGCGCTCTGATTGGATCATCTTCAGGTGTTGCACCAAAGATTTCAGTATTGTATTTACCGTCTTCAGGTGCTTTATGTTTACCTTGAGAGATTTGTTTGCGCAAATCCATCCAAGATTTAGCAATACCTTCTAGATCGGGTTCTGCTTCTTCCCCTTTCCAAAAGTTTTCAGGCCACCAATCTGGTCGCTCTAAAGGTTCATCGTCTTCCTGTGCAGCGAGTTCTGCTGGATCACGATGATCAATTTCTACTTTATCAGGATTTTCTGAGCTGGCTTCCTCATTTTCGACTGTTGCTGAATCGAGTAGGCCAGTTTCTTCAGGAGTTGTTTCTTCTTGAACACTAGGCTCGATTGTTTCTTCGCTCATTATAATTTCCTTGCTCTAATTAACCTTGCTTCTAAGTCCTTTACAATACTATTTTGTCCTTCACGGTAGTAAGCGTAACTTGGATCGCTACCCGGCAAGGCGACAGGTTGCTCAACAACTGCATCGCGCAGCCATTGCATTAGTTTTTGACCTTCTTCATTGCCTATTACTCTAAGCACTAATCGGTCTAAATCATCTCTTTGTTGCTGTACATCTCGAGTATCAAGCGGTAATGCTTGCTCTAAATCATCCCATCCAGCCATATTATTTCCTTGTACCCATAACGTTAGGATTGGTCATCATAGATACATCATCGTCAGGGTTTTTAAATGGTGATTTACCTTGAGCCATTCTCATTTCAGCATGTGCAATAGCTTTTTTTATCATAGATTCTGTAGCTGGTTTATTTTGTAAAATGCGATCTAATTCTTTTTTTGTAGTGGTTGGTACGATAAGTGGAATTTCTACTTCCTTACCATTCATGCCAACACCAATAGATTTTTCAGTTACTTTGTATCCATCTTTATCTGTATGAACACCTTTCCAGCCTGTGTATTTTTTACCATCAGCTAGATTATGCCTCATTCCATAGTCGTCATCCATAATCTATCCTTGTTGTTGTGTAGCGGCTTGGGCAACTTGAGCAACAGCTTCAGGATTTTCTTGCGCCATTTGCATCATTTGTTGTTCTTGCATAGCTTGAGCCTGTTGTTGTTGAATCATCATCCTTTCTTGTGGTGTCGGACGAAGTCTTTGTGGAATGCCCAATTTGTCAGCAATGTAATCCATCATTTCATCCATCTTAATGGCTGTTTGAGGATTACCTGTTGATTGAGCAATTTGTGCGTACTGCATTAAGTTTTGTACATCTTCCATGTTCTGTGCCATTGCCAATGGTGCAATAGGACTAATCTTAATTTCTAAACCATTGACTTTAAGTGGTAATGTAATATCACCACGCTCATCCATGACTTCTAATATCTTAGACACTAATGGAATCATGGTCTCATTAATTAAACGTCCAAACGCAGAACCTAAGTTTTGTGCAAGCTCTTTCATTCGCTCAACAACTTCTGTTGCAGAACGGGCTGACATATTGTCTGGAGGTAATGATTCGTCTAATAAGATACGTTTGATATTCTGACGTAGATCATTCATAACAATCTGTGATACATTAAAATCACCTGATCGTGGTAATGGTCTAAGCGATTCACCTTGTGGGCCACCGTTACGTGCTACAGGAATAATTGCACCTGGCATAATCTTTACGGTATTTGGATTTAATACACCATCATCCGCGGCAGTATAAACACCGCTAATTGCAAGTGATGCATTTTTTAACACAAGCTCTAATGTTTTATTTAATGTTTTAACATCAGGGAGTGCAGTAATAAGTGGCCCACGACCATAAATCTCACCCGCTACTTTAGCATAACGAGATACAATCCATGGACTACGGATCATGCGTTTATAGAGAATTTCTTGTTTAGAATTTTTGTCAATAACATGATAACAATAGTCACCACGCTTTTGATCAAAAATAGTTGCTTCTAAGAGTTCGACTTCATCTGTGGGTTTTTGTTCAATTTTGTCTGCAAGTTCTTTGGGTATTTTTGCATCGGGCCATTGTCTTTGAATGGCTTCGCCTTTAAGGCGCATACGTCTATATACATTATCCACATGACCATTTGCTCCTTCTTCAAATGAAACTAAGTATTGAGGTACAGGTATAAAGTTAATGGGTGAGTTTTCGTCACCAGGTTGTACCATCATCACGGCTGTGCCTACGCACAAATCAAGTAAGAATTCGCCAATAGCAATATCAAAGTTAGATTGTTTGAGTGTATCAAACATCTTATCATTGTATGCATCTAATGCAGCTTGTGCCTCTGCTCTACGATTCATTGGAATATCTGATCCAGGTTCGAGTCGACACCATTTTCTTTGTGGAGGAAAGATGCCTGACTGCATTCTATTAGCAAAGCGTTGTGTTGAATTAATCGCGGTTGAATCAAACACACGATTCATTTTTTTTGTGCCACCAACTTTACCTTCATAATGTCCATCATATAAATTACGTTGTGGCAGAGCAAACTCATAGCACTCTTCATACAAACTTCTAAAATCTTCTTTGCGTGTTAAAGCTTTTTCATGACGCTTTAATACGTCTTCTGCTTTTAATCTCATCATCTCTGCCATAATTATGCCTTTTTATTTTTGTTAGCAAATGCGCGTGCTTCTGCTTTGTTACTGAATCCCCACTTTTGTAATGCTAATTTGAGTCGAGTCGGTTTACCTTTTTCATCTTTTAACGGGCCATCCATCCCAGAAAAACGAGCAGCAAAAGATACACGGCGACCATCAGTGCCAGAGCTTTGCGGTGCTTTAAGGTTAGATCCCTCTTTGTTTTTGAAGTATTTTCGCCCAGCTTCATTCAAGCCTCCTTCTGGATTTTGATATTTTTTAGCTACCATTATTCATACCACTCTAATGTTAATGTGGCATTTTGTGACGCCCCACTTATATTAGTCACTCTTATTAAATAATTTGTTAGCGGAGCTAAAATATATTCTAATGCCTCGGCTCCACCACCACCAGCAGCTTTTTTAAGACCTCCTGGCAATAATTCAGCAAACAATTCTGTACCTAATACTGATATAGTTGGATCAAGCAATGCTGCTGTGCTACTTGTTTTAAGGCTTGTTCTGTTTCTATTCTTTGCTACTTTACTTGTGCCACCTGTG